TGCTGTCAGCAGGTAAATCAATTAACTTAACAACATCATCACCTGCTAATGAAGTATTATCAACTGCATCATAGACAGGGGATGTAATTACATAGGGTCTAGGTAGATTACCCGGATGCCCTACTGTGCCACCACCAGTGATGGTTCTATCATAAGTAGCCATAGTTAATCCTCCCTATTAAGCAAAATCTATAACGCCACGGACTAAGGCTTCTGGTCTAAGAACTTTTCTACCAAAAACGTGTAGTCCTCTAACAACGTCAGAGAATGATTCAGTTGAACGTACCACTTCGGTCTTTGCGATGTGAGACGCTGTTGCCGCAGCAGAAATGTGACCTGCTAAGATAACGTTTTCAGAAGCATCTGTTGCTAATCCTGTCATTGTTACCTGATCAGTTCCACTTGTGCTGTTTAAAGCTGTAGACTTGTAGCATGTAAATCCTGCAAGTGTACCCGGAGTTGCAAGTCCGTTTCTTAGGTTAGAAGAAGCATCGCCAGTTACCTGTACTTCTGCAATCTTGTTCCCTGCTTGAAACATCTTCTCGTAGAAGATTGGGGGTGCAACAAACCATCTATTCTCTTCTGGTACAGACTGGTCGTCAAGCACTCTTGCCATTAATAGCATGAGGTTGATACCTGCGTCATCTGTCTCTACGTTAATAGGACTTGATGCTGTACCTAAAGCTGTATTAGTAGTTGTTAGACCACCTGATAAACTTGCATCATCAGCACCTGCAATACCTGCACCGTCTGATAAAGTTTGTAACACGTTTGCATCGTATTTTCTCTTCAAAGAAAAAGCACCTGATGAAGTTGCTAATGCTTCAAAGTTGACATGAGAGTGTCTCTCTTCGATGTCATCGATTTTAAATGCAAATGCGTTTGCTTGGTCAACGGTCAATGTAATTTGATCGTCAGCCAAGTTTTGAGTATTTACCACAGAACCTCTTGTATAACTGGATACAGTTATTGTTGGTTCTTTGATAATATTCACAGTGTCACCAAAGTTTTCAATTTCTCCTGTGTAATCAGTATTCGTAATATCTTCTGCAACCGAAGCACGTCTGAAGAATTTGAGAACTTTTTGGCTAAATATCTGAGGAGCGAAATTACCAGAAGGTAAATTTCCGTATCCTGCAGCAGTTCCGAAAGCCATTTTCTCTCTCCTTTTTTGAGGTTTTAGCTGTTCATATCAATTCGCCCTTCTTGCCGTGCTAAGTCTATATCAGCTTCTAGCTTCTCAAACTCCCACGGTTTCATCTTGGCGATGTCCGAGCCTTTCCAAACTTTTTTGTTTGCATTGGTGTCTGTCTTTATCTCCTTTGCTCTTGGAGGTGTGACAGACATTGCAGCAGAAACGTCTGGTTTTTTGCTCTGTTTTTTGGTTGTGATCCCTATGTCTGCTTTATAAAGATCAATAACCCTTGCAGCTAGTCGAGCATTTGTGTTGTTTTTCAACACACCATCACTGATGGTATCTGGTTGTTCTTCTAGCCATTGTAAGAACTTTTCATCCGTTTTTATTTCTTCAAAGTCAGGATGTAAAGTCTTGAGTTCACGATAAGCTACCTTAACCAAATTTTCTTTCTCACGAGCTTTCAAAGTCTTGAGTTCTTCTTGAAGTCCTTGAGCCTGTTCATTAGCTTTTGTTGAAGCTATTGTTTGTATGACATCGTAGACATCAGGATATTCTTGTCTAAACTTATCTAGTTCTTCTGGAGTTTTAGGTAGAGGAACGTTTACATTAGATTGTTGCATAGCATCTTCTAATTGTTGTCTCTCTGTCTTAAACTCCTGTATCTTTTGATCGTAGTGACGCTTCAGATCATCATATCGTTTCTTATAATCATGCTCTGGGGCAGTCTCTTCTTTCTTTACAGATACGAAAGTTTCTTCCTGCTGTTCTTGTTCTTGAGTAGCCACCTCTTGTGTGGGGTCTTGAACTTGTTCTTCTTCATCGTCTTTGTATACATCGTCTCTGTATTTGCCACGATAAAGGTTAGGATTGTTTACAACTCCATCGGAGTCATTTGGTTTGTTGGCTCTTACGCCACGAACTGGTTGTTTTGCCATAGTTTTTACCTCATTTACGCAGTGCCACTGGCTGTGGGTAGCTGCTTCGGTTCGTCAGGGCCAATAGAATACTGGGTAGCTGACTAATTCTTTACGGATATTCTTTAGTCATGTGAGATGTATAAAAGGTATGATCTCCTACTTTACCATACTCATCTATCAACTCATTAGGACCTATGTCCTTTCCGTCTTTATCATATCTACGTGATATACTTTTAGGTGATCCTGCTTTGTCATAAAACAACACATTGAATGGCATACGTTCTGTCATGTAGTCTGGCTCACCACCACCTTTTGTCAAAACGTTCTCTGCAGCAGTTAAGGCTTTTCTGTAACCTTTGATACCACCTTTATTTAAAAATTCGTTTATTCTATTTTTTACTGATGTAGGTTCTAAACCATCAAATTGAAACATCTTTGAACCTTCACCTCTGTATGATCTTTGTTTTAAAACTTCATCTAAAGTGTTTACATTTTTAAAATCAAACTGTTTGTCGTTAATTCTATTCATAACAACTTGTCCTACCGACTCTAAAGTTTCTAGTGGATCTTTAGTTGATATTGTTTCTGTAGCTATTAATAGAGCTAACTTATCTGTATCAGATATGTTGTCTAATAATTTTTCTACATCACCTCTTTGTGGTTTTTTCTTTTTAAGATAAAATTTAAAAGACTTTAGTGTTTTTGGATCTAACGGTTCAGGTTTTATACCCAAAGCTCTGTTAGCTTCTTCCATAGTCAAGAAACTACCAGTGTTTGTATCTTCAACTCGTGTGCCTTCACTTGCTTGATATTTACCTTTATCTGTGGGTTCATTATCAAGTTTTCTTTTTAGTCTAGCTACTTCAGATTTACCTGTGTTATTTAGTGCATCCAATATAGGATAACCTATTTTTTCGGCTATCACTCTAGGTATATATGTTTCTGAAGAAGCAACAATTAACGGAACTTTATTCTTATTATCTATTTTAGGATTTCCTACACGTATGTCAACCCCTTCTTTTCTTAATTCATCTATTCCATAATCGACTAAAAATTTTATTTCTTTTTCTCTTTGTTTTGACGCAGGACCATTAATAATAAAGTCACCATTTTCTGCAGTAAGCTCTATGTCATCGTCTACCACATCGGTGTCCATAAAAGTTTGTTCAGGTTTAATAAGACCCACGCCTTTTACAGTTTTTGTATTTGATGTAAATCCACCATTATACATTCCAATTCTGCCACCATACGCAGTAAATCCATAGTCACCTTCACTAGAACCACCAAATCCACCTGACGGATCACCAGTGCCACTGTCATAACTATCATCACTATCACTAAAGAATCCACCAGTAGGCATACTGGAAAAATAATCAGATGGTGGTGTTGTTGTTAAATCTGGTGCAGTAAAATCACTGTAAGTCTGTTCATCCACTTCATCATCTTTTTCATCTCCTGTTCCTAAGTTAGTTGCTTCTTTGTAATCTTTCATAAATGTTTTAGGATCAGTAAGTTTTTGAGGACTGAGTTTACCTTTAAAAGTATCTACACCAAAATCTACGTTGAGAGCCGTTCCAAGACCTAGTATTTCTGATTTTAAATTGTCTGATAATTTTGATTCTATAATCTCTTTTTGAAATTGTCTCATAGCACTAGTTACAGGAGTTTGTGGTGTCAAACTTTTAAATGTTTCAATACCTGCTTTCATAGGACCTGATTTACCAGTCAAAGTGTCACGTATTTTTTGCATGTCTTTAGGACTTGCATTTGGCAGTGTTCCAATAATATTACTAGGAGTCACACCTACAACTTGATTGTTTACAATACCTACACCGTATCCTTTTACACCTAAACCTGCCATAGCTTGTGCATATTGAAGTTGATTTAAATTTTTTTGTCCTGCCATTGCAGCAGTTATAGTAGTGCCAGATAAACTAGCAACTTGTCCTAACACTCTCCCCGGCTCGAACACTTGAGGTACTCCAAATGTAGATCTTGTTCCTTTAGGGCCTATCTGATAACTCTTACCAAATATATCAACCGATCCTTTTTTACCTGCTCCCCCCAATATAGAATCTAAATCTTCTGGTAAATCTTCTATCGTAACTTTTTCAAAATCGTCACCATCATCATCTTCTTCATAGTCAGGAACTATACCTTGTTGTTCTACTGTAGGTCTTTTTCCAAGCAAAGGAAAAGATGGTTTGCGTCTTTGTCCAAACGGAGAAGCAATAGGAGCTATAGCTAAAGGTGCAAATGTGACTGCAGATGGTATAGCAAGCTCATCTTCAAGTTTGAACACGGCTGAAGCTCCGAGTTGTTTAAACATATAATCTTTTACGACTGATTCAATCGACACTTTTCATCCTTACTACGGCTTGATGATCATTCTTGAGTTTCTTGATCTGTTCCAGTAAAGCCAGTTTCCCCTGCAGTTGGAACACTTCCAGTTCCGATCGTGCCGCCACCAACGCCTGAATCGTCACTTGGGTTAGCTCCTGCAGGTACTCCTCCAGACTGTTCCATGCCTGCTCGTTGTTGATCAGGGGATTGAGGTTGTTGGCTTGCTTCTTGTTGAGCATTTACAAGTCCTTTCAATATTTCAGCAAATACCTGTGCTTCGCTTACATCGTTGACTAAACTATCAGGCTCTCTCATAAGATTTGGTATCTTTATAAAAGGTGCAAGCGTTGGATTTACTGCTGTTTGTAATAGAGTTGTTAATCTTTGACTGCGTACTTCTTTTTGCATCACTGCTGCAGTGCCACGAGGTTTGATTTCAAGATCCCCCTCTATCTCTGGCACACTATCAGTAAATTGCATATTCCACTGAAAGTATGCTTCCCCCATTGGTTTTAATAAATGATCATCTATATTTTTTATAACTGTTTTTAATGATAAACTTGCTCCACCCAGTAACATAGATAAACCTGATGCAGTTCTACCAGTTCCAGTCACACCTGTTTGTCCGTGTAATATAGATGGTATACCTGTATCCTCATCTGCAAGTTGTCGTGATATTTGATACATCTGTATGTTTTCAGGTGCAGTGTTTGGAAACTTTAGTCCGTTGATTGCAGTGCCAGTTACACCTGATTGTCGTCTAAATATCTTACCGGGGAATATATCCATGTTTTGACCCGGCACTAAACTTGCTTCGTCTACATCAAATACAAGATTACCTGCAAGTGCTAAGTTATCAATAGCCATACGATAGTGACCGTTCATCAACTTTTGTGAGTATTCCATGTTTTCTGCAACACCTACGCCCCATAACTGATATGGATTTGTTTCGTATGGAAATGCTTGGAAAGGTAATCGTGCAGGCATAAACGGATTGAGAACACATCTAATTATCATACCACCACAAACCCAAACGTTTACTTGAATTTGATCTAGTTCTGATATATTTTCTACACCTTGCATGCCTACTTCATCAGCGTGTTTTTTATCTATGACACCCCAGTATTCAAGAACTTCATATCTGTTTTCTTGAAAATATGGTTCGGTATCATCCTCACGGATAGTATCTTCGTAATATTTATCTTCGTAGTTAGGACCTTTTGCAAGACATTCTTCAATAGCATCTTTGTAAAAATAAGGTCTATTAATCAAAGCACGAAGTTGTTGTCTGTTCATACGATGTCTTTGTATAACATACTCACAATCATCTATGCTTGTTGCTGATGGATCAGGATGAAAATCCCACAATGATACATATTCAATTCGTGGCACTAACTTTTCATATGGCTCGTAATTCTTATCTCCGTTACCATTTGTTTGCCACTTGTGAACACGTTTGTAAGAATTAAATGGGCCTTTAACTATACCTGTACCTAACATACATGATTCAAAAATAGCATTACGTAAAACAGTAACAGCGTCTGTGTCTGTTAATTGATCGTGTATCAATTTTTCTAAATTAAGAGCTGCCTTTTGTGCAG